AGATAAAATTAAACTTAAATTAAAAGATGAAACTTATAACGCCCCGATACTGAATGTAATTGACCCTGCCGATTTCTTTATCAATACCGATAGTGGTATAGATATTCAGCAGGCAAGGATGTGCGGTTATGAGTTCTATAAACCTTTTGAAGTTTTGAAACAGTGGGCAGATGAAGAACGTATTGAGAAAGAAGGTTTAGATAACATTGATTTTGTAGCTCAGACTGGCATTAGAACTTCATCGCTTGATTGGACTAAAGATACTCGTGAGGGTATTGAGCGGCTCAATAATCCTTCTCATCTTGTCAAACTCTGGAAAATATTCACTTACTATGACCTTGATAAAGATGATGTGGCTGAGAAATGTATGTTTTTAGTTGCGCCTGATTTTACCCAAATCCTCAAACGAATAGCAATTCCTTATGACCATAAAAAGTTTCCTTTTGTGAGGATTGCTTCCGAAATAATTGATGATAGGTGGTTTAGCCCTCGCGGTATCTCCGAACACCTTGAAGATACCTCGAAAGAAATAGACGCTCAGCATAATCAAAAAATAGATAGTCAAACTATTCGCAATGCCCCGATGTTTAAATTTAGGTCAGGGGTAGTCAATCATAAATTAGTTAAGTTTATTCCCGGACAAGGTATACCAGTTCCCGGAATGACACCTTTAGACGACGCTATTAAACTCATGGATAATTCCAATCCTAACGTTGAGTTTAGTTATGAGCGTGAAGAAATGCTCCTCAAGACGACTATTCAGGAATATTTAGGAGTGGTTGATTATAGTTTGCAGTCTATGATAAATAAACGTCAGCCGAGAACGCTTGGCGAGGTGCAAATGCAGGCACAGTCGGCAAATCAGGTTTTTTCTTTAGATGCCTCAATGTTCACCAATTCTCTCACTGAGATATTTACCCAGATGCTTGAACTTTGTCAGCAATATATGCCAGAGAGGATTTTTACTTTAGTTACTGGCGAGAATGGCGTTGAACCTCTCCATTTAACCAGAGATGAAATTCAAGGAAAATATTATTTAGTGGCACGGGCTAACGATATAAATACTAACCCTAATGTTAGATTACAACGAGCTATGGCTAATGTTCAGATTTTAATAAGCCAAGTTCCATTACAAATGGGCGTAGTCAATCCTATGAATGTTTATAATATTTTGAAACGATTTTTACAAGATGGGGGAGAATTGGCGTGGAAAGAATTGATTAGTATGCCGCAACCACAGCAACCTCAATCACCAAACATACCACCCAAATTTGAACAATTAACTGACGCTGAACAAATGCAGATTTTGGCTAAAGGCGGTATACAGCCTGACATTGAAGGCAGGATGTTACGCAAACAACAAGAAATACATGAAACAGAAGCAAAACGACCCAGACAAAACGCAGGACGAACTGCTTGAATATATAGAAGAAGCAGAAAAAGTCAGATTGATGACTACTACCGAAGGTTGGAATATTATCAAAAATGATATTAGTAGGTATCTTTCTGAAATCGGCAACAGGCTTCCTTATCTTGACCCCGCCTCTAAAGAGTTTTATGACAGCAGGTTGCTTTATATTGCTTCTGATAAACTTATTAAAATGGTTGAAGATTATGAATTTAACCGTAAAAAAGCAGAAGAATTGTTATTAAAATTGAATACTCAGGAAAATGTTGTAATGGCAGATGTTGATAATGAATAAAACGTTTGTTTTTTGGGATTATGTTTTTGTTCGGGCGTTACCACGTTTGTTCTTCGTTAAAGACTTCTTTGGTTTTTACGCCGAAGGCGTAAGGAAGTGAAATATGCCAAAAGCACTTGAAATGAAACTTAAAAAACAGGTTGCAGGAAAAAAGTGGTCTAAAGAACATAAGAATAAATATATTTATGGGACACTTCGTAAGATAGGATGGATACCTTCAACTCAAAAGAAACGTAAAAAAAGATAATGGATAATAGTAATGTTTCTAAATTAGCAGCAGCTATCTATGGCGAGGGGGCTTCCGAGGATTATGAAACTATGATAATGATAGGAAGTTCAGCATTAAACCGTATAGACGCTAACCGTATACAAGAGTTCGGTGCAACTTTAGACGAAGTTCTTAATAAAGGTTATTATGCCGTAAGCCAAAATAGTCCAATGTATCAACAAGCTATATCTGGAAATTTTCCTGATAAAGCAAGTGAAAATAAATGGAAACAGGCAGTAGCAATCTCTTCTGGACTTTATCGCGGTACAATTGAACGTCACCCAGCACAATTCTTTTTAAAGTCCAAAGAGGAAAAACGCAGCGGCATAGATTTTAAGCAATTGAAGAAAACAGGTGTTGTAGGAAAATTTAACACCTACTCATATTAACACCCACGCCTTGAGGGTTAGAAAGGTAAAAGGAGTAAAATGCCAGATTTAAATCAGGATGTAACGACAGAACCATCCACTGTCAACTTGGACGTTAATCAAGTGGTTGAACCGTCTATACCGCAAGAACCAGTAGTTGAACCAGGTCCGCAGGTTGAACCTTCTGTACCTCTAGAAGTAAAACCAGAGGTTATACCTCAACCTGACCAAAGACCAGAAATCAACTACGTAATGGAAGCACTTCGGAAGGTTAATGAACTTTCAGAATCTTTCAAAACTTTTCAGACGACTCTTCAAACGCAACCGCAACAGCCACAATACAGTGAGGCTGAATTAACAGCTTATTTGTCTAAACCTGACCTTGACGATAGCACTCGGCTAACGATAGCCCGTGAACTCGAAAAGGTAAGGCAAAAGAAAACAGAGGAACAGGAAAAAAGAATTACGGAGTCCCTGCGCCAGCAATCTCAAGTCGAGATACAACGTAAAGGAGCGTATGACTTTGTAGTTAAGAATTTCCCAGATTGTTTTTTAAGAGATAATACTGGGAATATTATGGGTTTCAATGAAACTCATCCTCTTACTCGTCAAATAGGTTATTATATAAGTACTCACAAAGAACTTGCAGAAAATCCTGCTGGTCTTATGGTTGCTGCAAAGATGGCTGCGTTTGATTTAGGTATTGTGGTTAATCCTAAGATGGCTAACCAACTTAATCAAGTAAATGCGCAATTACGTAAAGAGCAAAAAAAGAACTTAATTGGTGGTGGCGGAGGAGCACCTCCTCAAATTCCAAGTTCGGCAAAAGGTCAAAAGTTATTGGAAGAATATCGAAAAACCAATGACCCTAAAATCTTAGCTGAAATTTTGAAAATGAAAGGTGCAAATTTCCAAACTGGCCATCCTCTTGCGTAGTTGTTAAAGGTAAACAAAAATGAGTACAGCTTATCAATTAGTAGCTTACAATGCAACTGCTGGATTGAAAGAAGATGTGTTAGATGTTATTAGCCAGATTTCGCCAGAAGAAACTCCTCTTCTTTCCAGATTAAAAGTAAAGACAGCTTACAATCGCTATCACGAATGGCTTGTTGATACTTTACAGTCTGGAACAGGAACTGGATATGCGGTAAACGAAGGTGCATCGGCAGTATTTGGTGCGGTAGCGGCAAGGTCACGTTATCACAACTATACTACGATAATGCAGAAAGTTTTCAGTATATCTGGAACTATGCAGGCAATAGACCAATATGGAGTAGAGGGTGAATATGCCTATCAATTAGAAAAAGCTATGAAAGAACTTAAACTAATGATGGAGCAATCACTTATCCACATGACTTCTGCTGCTGGTTTAGGGTGTGCTTCTGGTGCAGTATCAGGTAGACAATTTACAGGTCTACTTGCTTGTGTAGCTGATGCAAACGTTAGGACTGGTTCTGGAAATGTTTGTGCATTAACAGAGTCAGAGTTTAACGCAATAATGCAGACTATGGCTGAAGCAGGGGCAAAACCTGACATTGTCTATTGTGCTGGTTACAACAAAAGACGTATCTCTTCTTTCGCAACTCAGAATACTCGTTATCAAGAAGCAGGTGCTGAAGGTAGAGTTCGTAACTACATTAGTGTTTATGAAGGCGACTTTGCTACTGTCCAAATAGTGTTTGACAGATATATGCTTGCTAATACTGCGGTTCTTCTTGAGCAGGACAAATTTGGTATCGCTTACCTTAATAATAGGCGGCCAAAAGTTGTTCCATTAGCAACATTAGGCGACTCCAAAGATGCTATGCTCGTTACGGAATATACCTTTGAGTATCTTAATGACCAAGCAATTGGTAAACTTTCAGCGTGGGCAACTGCATAAACAATCTGGGGAGAGTAAAATCTCCCCGGCGTTTTTATTTGGTGGTATATGAGCGAAACATTTAATTTTAGAGAACCCAAAGTCGGTGAAGTGGAAAGTCTTGGATATAAGGCTCAAATACTCCGTAATTATAAAGAAAAATATAAAATTCTTTCTCATTTACTTGGGGCGAATGGTACTAAAGAGATTGACATTACCAATAGCAAAGAAATTTATGAAGCTATCAATCGTGAAAAGATGGATTTTGAAACTATTATGAATTTACATCCTGCTCAAGTTGCCGAAACTATCAAACAAGTCGAAGAAGATAGGAGATGTTTTCCTGATGGCAAATGGTGGAATAGGAAAAGTAAGGCTAAATGGGGATTAAAAGGTCTGATTCCGATATGTTGCTATTACGCTCGACCTGATTGGTACTGGAAAGATGAAAAGTTAGTGGACTCGTTTTTTAATACGTTTCCTAAATTAAGAATTAGCACAAAGCCTCTTTAATATTGCGTAGCAATGGATAAAGTTAAAATTTGTGCCGAACTTGGCATAAATCATAATGGGAACTTAGAACTTGCGAAACAGATGATAGACCTTGCCTGCGCTTGTGGCGTAGATATGGTCAAAATGCAGGTTTATAATACAGATTTGCTATATAACAATGATAGAAATGCAAGATATTATAAAGATTCTAAACGTGCAGAACTTTCTTATAAAGATTTTAGAGTTTTAGCTGATTATTCACCTATTGAGTGGTTTGCGACACCTTTTGATATTGAGGCGGTTGAATTGCTTGAAGATATAGGCATCAAGCGTTACAAAGTCGCCTCGCGTTCTTTGACAGACCATAAGCTATTAGAAAAAATAGCCAAAACAGGAAAGCCACTGATTTTGTCAACGGGACGCCATCCTGTTGAGGCAGTTAAAAAATCTATCGAGTTTTTCAACAACGACGTTACTATTTTATATTGTGTTCCTGATTATCCCGCCAAAATACAAGATTTGAATTTTGGCAGGATGATTAAACTAAGTGAAATGCTAAAACTGCCTTTCGGTTTTTCTGACCATACTCAAGGAATTTGGGCTTCTCTTGAAGCAGTAAGATTAGGTGCAACTATTATCGAGAAACATTTTACAGTATCAAGAAATTTAGAAGGTTGTGACCAACCATGCAGTCTTGAGCCTTTAGAAATGAAATTATTAGTAAAGTCCATTAGGCAATTTGAATGTTACCAAAAAGCACAGACTTTAGAATGAATAATAAATTTGAACCATTTGGAAAGTTTATCAGTGAAGACAAAAAAGAATTTACTCTTTTAAAGGGGCTTCGTGATTGGCTTAAACCCGATTGGCGGCAGATGTTAATACCTCACAGTAAAATAGAAGGAATAGTCCTTTCATTCGGTCTTGGGGGGGCGGTTTATTCGGCAGAAAAGACCCTTAATGAATATGGATTTTCTTTAGTGGATAAATGCGTTTTAGAAGTAGGCTGCCATAATGGAAATAGTGCTTATGTCCTTGCTAAGTTTCAAGATACAACCGTCCACGGTATTGACATACTTGAATACGGAATTTTGCAAACTACCGATTTGGAAATTGATAATGGGGGTTTGGAAGAACAACAAAAATGGTTAGATTGGCAACGTGAAAAAATAGCAAACTATTTTCCTAAGTCAGTATCACAGAAAGTTACTTTTGAAACTGTTGATGTTTCGGAATATTGTCAACCAAACATTTTTGATATGGTAGTAAGTTTCGATACATTGGAGCATTTACAGCAGGTTAAACAATCACTCAAAAATATTTATGACAGTCTTAAAAAAGGCGGCGTATTTTACAGTGAATATAACCCGTTTTTCAGCATTTCAGGCGGTCATTCCCTCTGCACCTTAGATTTTCCTTATGGACATTGTTTGATTTCGGCTGATGATTTTGAACGATATATTAAGACATTTCGCCCTGAAGAAAAAAAACCTGCACTCAACTTTTACCGATACAATCTCAATCGCCTTACTATTAAAGAACTTCTTAGGTATTTTGAGGAAATAGGATTTAAGATTGCGCATTTTAGAGGACATATTCCTTTCGAGGATGAGTGGGATGATAGGATAAAACAAGAATTATTGCCTTTGGCCAAACGTCTTTATCCCGATGTTTCAAGAGATGATATGGTTTATGACCAGATTTTTATAGTAGCGGTGAAAGAATAATATGCTACGCAGTAAAG